AACGACTAATGCTAATAAGGAAAAGTTCTAAGGGTCACGACCTAAAGTTGTATAGAAATACAACTCCGGGTGCAATTCGTACAAAGAAATATCCAGATGGTACAACAGAGACCCTTACTTATCCTTCTAGATATAAATACTTTTTAACATTTAATGGTGAAGTTATAAAAAGAAGTGATAGTTGGGATACGATAGAAGAAGCTTATGTTGATAAATGCGATGATGAACATGGTGGTGGAACAGGAAGGATGTTAGTCGGTAAGCATGAATTAGTAAATAACGTTATAACAGAGAAATGAAAAATCCTTTAGCAACATTAGTATCATGGCAATATAAAACTGGTCAGCTAGACGGTTGGACAGCGTATCATTTAGCGGCTGGTGCTTTTTTATGTAAGATATTCCAATGGTTGAGTTGGTCAGATTTTTGGTGTGTAATGGGCGTATTTATTATAGGCGTTCTGTGGGAGATATTTGAGTGGGTTATTGAAGGCGATGAGGAAACATACGGAACCAAAAAAGCGTGGGCATATAACACTATGGCTGATATTGTAGTAGAAACTGGTATAGCTTGGTGGATGGTGCTATGAACAAAACAATTAAAACATTAAAGAACGGAGATTTTGAAGTTGTACATACGAGTTATAACATTCTTGTTAAGTATATTTCTAATTCACAGTTGCACAAATCAAGGGTGGGTAGTAGCAAACATACCAATAGGAGAAGAGGAAAGGTTTACGAATACAGTGTTTGTGGAGATAGTTGATGCTGACTCTATTACACATTTGTTCTATGGTCGTTTGTCTGATTATACTAATTGGTGCTATCTACATAATGATTGGGAAAAAGTCGAGGTAAAGTGAGTGCGAAGCCAGATACCGCTAGAAGTTATAGGACTGCTATTCTTGACGATAACGCCATTGTTAGTATTAACCTTAAATGGTTGGGTCAAATTGCGGTTCTTATCGGAATGTTGGTATATGGTTATTGGCAAATTGAAACTAGGATTGCAAAACTTGAAGATAATGTTCTTGTTGCAAATGAACAAATTGGGGATTTGCTTAGTAAACATATCATGGAGGAAAGGGCTGAGCGAGAAGAGTTGGCAGAGAAAGTAGCTTTTTACGAAAAAGAGTTTAATATTAATCCTCTAAGCTGGGGTAAAAGAAAAAAGAAATAATGGATTTTTTAGCAATATACGGTGAAGCGGGAATGATAGGAGTGGTTGGTGCTATGTTCGTATATTTAGTCATATCATTATCAAACAAAAGTGCAAGACAACAAGAACAGTTAGAAAGTTTAAAAGTAGAAAATAAGGGCCAGTCTGAAACATTAGAAAACATGGAGGGAATGATTATAAAGCTTATTAACAGATGGAATCAATCAGACGATAAACTAGATCGCAAGTTTGATGCTCTAACAAAAGAGATAAACGACTTAGACAATCAGGTTTCTAGAATAGATGGTTCCCTTAGCAGGATAAACGGTAAACACTAATGGATAGCTTAAAAGTAACTGGACTGAGCACAAGCTTAGGCGTTGTATACTGGACAGATTTATTGTCTGGTGTTTTAATGTGTATAATGTTTGCAGTGCAAATTTATTATTTGTATTTAAAAACCAAGAAAATAAAGGAAGATTAAATGGATATTAAGTCAATGTTAGTAAAGCTTGCTGAAGAGCAGGCAGATAAGATGCAAGAAGAAGCATTAAAGCATTTAGCATCGGATGAGTTCACAAAAAATTTAGCTACAAAAATTAACGAGAAGGTAAATATACCTTGGATCAACGAAGAAAAAGAGCAGGAGCTTTTTGAAAAGTTGGTTGATGTAATGACAGATATGCTAGAAGGTGTATTTAAAGGTAAGTAATGCCTAGAAGGCTTTATAAGCTGAATGATTTTAGCGGTGGTTTAAATACAGTAAAAGACGTTGCTGATATAAATGATAATGAGGTATCGGTAGGGCAAAATCTTATGTTTAATGTGTATGGTGGTATGCAACCAGCATATATTATGACAGACTCTACCAATAATAAAATCAGTGCCTATAACAATAGTGATATATCTACTGTTCAACCCGGATATGGTTTAGGGTATTTTGAAACAGACCATGCTAGAGATTCTGTGACGGTTACATACGACAATGCAACCATGAATCGCCAAAACGGATTTGATCTTTTTGAAAGCGATGGGACAACTAGGCATCCTACCGCTGGTGACAATAGGAGGTTAAACCTAAAGGTAAGTAATGTTGAGACAAACTTAGCTTCTTCATTCCCCATTGGAACCCTTTTACTTTTATCAGGTGTTTCCGCATCGACTCGTTCTTTTGCAAACAATAGATTGGCTTCATCGGCTCAGGGTATATATACCGTTGTAGACACCTCCGGTAATGATATTATATTAGATCGTGAGGTTGAGGGCAAGTTTGCAGAGGTTGATCCTGTAGATGTTGATGATAGATTTTCATTAATACTTAAAGGAACTTCTTTGGGGGATCAGGTTTTACTTTTAGCTGACCCTGCCGCACACAATATTGATGTGTTTTCTACAACAGCAAATAGCTATACGAACAATGTTATTACTTTAAATAGCACAGTAGTAAGCACCGCATCAAAAGTAAAGTATTTTAGAATAGAGGATTCTATTAGATGTTGTGACACTGCTGATAAAAATAATTCTAAAATACAATGGTACGGATGGATTCAAAGAAGACACTTTGAGGGTGCTAATTCTACCCTTGACAATGTTAATTCATACATGGATTATTTTCCTAAAGATAACGATTTAGCCCCTCCTACAGAGGATGACCTTGCAAGCTCTTCTGGGTCTTCTGGAGCTGTGTCTGGCTACCCTGAAGATGCAGGAACTGGCTTTGAAATAGCAATAGCAACAGAAACAGATGTAGACGGTTTTATAGAAGCGGCTGAGTATGAACTGGCATCTACTTTTATATACGATGGAAATCAAGAGTCCCTTCCTTTTAAGTACGCAAGCACGCATATCGTTACTGAAACGAATAGTTTAAAATCACTTTCGGTAAACATCGGTGCTAAAGGCCCTTATGATGAGCGAATCTCTGGAGGCAGGATATACATTAGAAAAAAAGGTGATGACTCTGAGTTTGTTATGTTGTTAGATATAGATTTAACAAAAGGGGCTCGCATTAAATTATCAGATGATTTTACTTCTTGGCACGATGCTGGTAGCTCTCAGTACAACTGCCCTACCGCAACAGCATCTGCAAATTTTAGTATTAAACAGCTTGGTTTTATTACATACGAAGTAATAAACGGGTTTAGCTCTAGCATTTTTAGCAATGCTTTGGGTGATTCGGGAGAACATTGGAAGGATGCAGTTGTGGCTAATAATAGAGTGTTTGTTTGTAATGTTACGATGAAGGATGAAAATACAGGAGAAACAAAAGCAGATGCAACCTTAAGGTCTTATCCTGATAGAATTATGTATTCGATGCCGAACAGGTACGATACGTTTCCATCTGATAACTACATAGAAGCGGCCAAAGGTGATGCTGATGTCTATGTGGCTATAGAAGCTCATGCCGATAGATTGTTAGCTTATAAAAATAAAAGCCTAGATATTATAAACATATCAGGAGATGACCGTAATTGGTTCTTAGAAGACAGTAAAAAGTATCAGGGTGTATTGCACCCAGAGGCAGTAAAAAGAACCCAATATGGCGTATTATGGGCCAATAAACAAGGTTTGTATTTATATGATGGGTCATCGATTAGGAACTTAAAAGAAAATAAAATTAGTGACTCTGATTGGAGCTCTCATGTTGGCTTATTTACAGGTATTATTTATGATGAGCAAGAATCTATGGCTTTTGTAATAAAAAGTTTAGATGACGATGGTGATGCTTTTATGTGTGACTTAAAAAGAGGAAACTTTACGCTTATAAAAGATTTTGTTTTAGACAGCAACGATGGTTTAACTAATTCTGTAGATACGGAAAGCAATCAAACTTTAATAGGTCACGACACAGGCAGTTCTACAGATATTTACCAATTAAATAGGTCTGTAGCGGCTACTACCTTAACTAAATTTTTAACTAGAGCAATAGACTTTGGAGACCCTGCACAGGTAAAAAAGGTGTATGCAGTTCATATTACTTATAAATCAGATGTTGCCTTAACGAATAAGTTTTCTTTGATAGAAGAAGACAATTCAAGCAGTTCTTTGAGCGGAACAATTAATGCTAGTGCAGTTAACTGGGCAAAGGTAAAGCTTACGCCTTCTTCTCCTGTGGTTTGCAACAAAATATCTGTACAGCTTGACACTTCCTCTACATCTGCTAAGGTTTACATAAACGACATATCGATTGAGTATAGAGTACTATACAGAAAAGGTGTATAGTGGATAGAGTAAGTCGTTATTTAAGTGGTAAAAAGCAAGACAAAATACGTGTAGTAAATTTTCAACCTTCTGTGCAGTCTATGAGAGAGGGTGAAGAGGTTTTATTTTTTAACAAAAACGGTTCTCTATCTAGGTATAGGAAGGAAAAAGGTTTGCTCTGGCGTTCAGACATGAACACAGGTAACAATAGAAATATTGAGGGTAGGTTGAC